TTTTTGCGGATCTTGCCGGCGGCGCCTTTGATCTGACTTGGTCCGGCGCCTTTTCAGAATCAAAATATTTCCTTCTAATGAATCAGCACACCGCTTTTCAAATGAAGTTATTGTTGTTAGAAGATAGCGTTGCAACTTCGAACAATTTGACGCGGCGAAAATACGACACAACCTTCGCCGGCGCGATTTGGATCGACGGCGAATTTGTTTGGAATGAAGCACTTTTCAATTATCCGTTGTGGTTTGACGACAATCCCAATAATTTATACACGTTGTTTCACTACATTGACGATCCGCGTCTTCCAGGAACGCAAAATTTCGAATTCAACTTTGAATATGTGTTTAATTGCGCGCAATATCAAGATTTTGACTTCAACAAAACGATCGAAATGATCAAATCCGGCGCGGTTGTGAATGGTATTCCGAAAGAAATCGTCGTCGACTTTTCGAACCGAACTATAAAAGTCAAAGGAATCGTTTAATTGTTTTATTTTTGTACAAATACGGCTAAAAAATGGAATTAACACTTTGTAACTTACAACCACAACCGGCCGTGAACAATCTTTTTGACGGTTGTTGTTGCGATATTGCTTGTGAACTTATTTTGTCGCCGGCGGAATCAACGCGGCAAATCTCAACGATTGCTTTGACGACAACCGGCGGAAACACTTCTTCGATTGTTTCCATTGACGGCACGGCGTACACTACGCCAACCGGACCGCCGCTTCCGACAACTTTAAACCCGGCCGGCGCGATTGACCTTGTTTTCAATATTTGCGCGCCTTCCGGAATCGGATCAACCGACACGATTTCACTTTCGATTACCTGGACAAATGCCGGCGGCGGAACGCAAGTAATTGACTATGATTTGACAACGTTGAATCAAGTTTTATACTTCACGCCAACGGTCGGACCGGTTAATTTCGGAACGATTCCAACCGGAACAACGGCGCAACAATCGTATTCATTCAACAATCCGACGATTTGCGACGCTGAATTCACTTATTCGTTGACGCCGGTTTCCGGTCTTGGTTGTACTGACGTTGTGGTGAACCAGGCGTCACCGTTTACCGTTCCGGCCGGCGCAATGCTAACGATTGACGTTGATTGGACGCCTTCTTCGGCCGGATCTCTTGATTGTTCGCTTCGATTCGACCTTTGTAGTCAATTCATGATTGCAAGACTTGCCGGAACCGCGATCGTGTACGACGATTGTATCAATTGTATCGACGTTAGTTTTCAAACCGAAAACAACTATCTTGATCCGGTTAATGCGCTTTGTATGGATTATCCCGGCGGCGCGTATTATTCAAAAGCGGCGATCGGCGAAAAGAAGAAGATCGTTTTTTCGTTTTATTACGTTGTCGGTTTGACAAACGGTTTTGAAATTTGGTTCAATCCGGAATTGTTCGCGGATTTTTGCGACTTCAGCGCGAAATATGGTTCCGGCGTTATTGATTCGGCGCCGCCGGTCGCCTGGTATATTTCATTTTTTACCGGAATCGGATCTACTTCAATGACATTAACCGGCGCGGCCGGCGCTACAAATTCACAAAAGAATTATGAAGCGACCTTTGTTGAAGGCGCAACGGCGAACGAATTTTCAATTGAATTCGAATTCTATTTGACCGACGACGTTGACGATTGGTTGACGGCCTTCACGTTGTCGAACAACGAAAGATTGTTGAAAAATAGTGTTTACGCGACTTCAAATTTCACAAATACGACACCGGCGGTTTATAATCAAATTAGACGTTCTTGTTTTTTGTTCTATTGCCTGGATCCTTCGGTCCTGGTCACGGATCCGTTGACCGGCCTTTCGGTTCCTTTTACATGCGCTGAAGTTTTGTCGATCCGGACGTCGGCGCGCTTTTACAACAAAGGATTGTTCGACGGAATTTCGGAAATGTCGAATCCGGTTTTGAACCTTGAGCGCGGCGGTTCACCGGTGACGAACTTTTCGACGTTGTCCGAAACGAAGATCGAATTCGAAGTCGATTCGCTTCCGGTTCTTTCGAATTGTGTTTTTTGGTTGATCGACGCGACCGGATTTGATAATTCGGTTGATTTCCTTGACAATTACGATTCTTCACGCGGCGCAATTTTGACCGACGCCGGCGCAACAATTATAGACAATCACTTGAAGTCGCCTTCAATCTTTCCGACAAATATCGGCGGCGCAACCTATCGAACGACCGCGCACGTGAATAATACTTTGACGATCGGCCAACAAATGTACTTGATCGCGATTCCATACGCGGCGACCGAAGGCGCGCAATTGGTGAATTCGTTTGTTTTTGGGCCTTACGACGTCACCGATCAACCGACATTAGGCGAAATTTGTTGCGAATTAGAATTCAATAACGCCTTTCAAGGGTACAACCAATCATTTGACAACGATTGCTTCACGCCGACAATGAAAGAACGTATTGAAACACAATTGAACGCCAAAGGCGGCGATTTCCGCGACGTTTGTCTTCCTTTGCTTGGTTGGACAAGGCCGTCCGGCGAATGGATCGACCTGGTCGAATCAATTGATTTATTGATCTATCGCGAAGAAGTTGACTTTCCGGCGCCCGGTGAAACAACGACTTTCGGTTTCGGAACCTACCGAAGCGAACGAACCTTCGGATTTCCTGGAAATTGGAACAACTTGACGCCGCCGTTTATAGTTGCCGACGGCGGATCCGGTGAATTGCCGGAACCGAAGATTCAAACATTCTTCGAAACGCGCGTCCGCTATGAACAAGATTTGATTCCTTCTTCGGTTTGGATCGCTGACAATGCAACGAAATTTTCAAGATCTTCGGCCGGTCCGCTTGCCGCGACTTATATTTCGACCGTTGGCGCGTCTTATGATTGGGCCGGTCAAGACATATATTTCGAATATCAAGTCACTATTGATCTTTCTTCGCTTGTTTCTTCCGGCTTCAAGGCCGTTCAAGTATTCCGATCGAAGATCGTTCCTTTTGACTTCGAAGGCGAATCGCCGCGCGGCCTTGACGAAATCAAATTCTTTTATCCGGACGAAGCAAATCCGGCGATTCCAGGCGACGAAATCACCGGTCCGTTTTGCTACACAAAAACGACATTTATTTTCGTTCGCGTTCACAAATCAATTCCGGACAATATGAACTTGATTGCAACGGTTGATTTCACGCCGTTCGGCGTCGGCAACCTGGAAGAAGAAGAAAGTTACGCTTCGACGGCGCTTGTGCCAATGTCGCAATTATCTTCGGACACTATGTTCGACGTTGATTCGACCTTTGACAACGGAACCGGCTTCGCGTTTTATAAAGTAGATTTAGCCGAATTAGGACCGGGAACGTTTGAAATTTGCGGAATTGGTAAAGTAATAAAACAACCTTAATATGAATTATATTCTTGGTGATAAAGCGTTTTGCGAAGTTACGGTCGACTATACCGATTGCGCCGACAATGAATCCTTCACGCGTTGTCGAACGCTTGAATTGCTTGATTGCGGCGACGATATTTGTCCGACGTTGGTTGTCAATAACGGTTTGACGTTATGCGATTGCGGCGATTCCTGGAATTGCAATCTTTGCGGAAACGATCTTCCGTTTTTTAACGTCGTAAATTCCGACGATCAAATTCACTTCCAATTCCAACAACCGGACAACATGAACGGAACAGATCCGGCCGTTCCTGGTTCCTTTGGTTGGGGTTCCGCGTTTGCTTCTTTCGAAATTTTACGTTGTTGCGACGACACGCCGATCGAAGGCGCTTCGATGACATGCGGCGAATATATCGGTTTATTTGAATTAACGGATTATAAAGGAAATTCGACATTTAGATCAATTCAACAAATTTGTTTTGACGTTGGCGCAATAATAACAAACGGATTCGGAAATTTTGACGAAAATCATTGTTTTTATTTCAAGTTTACATTTGCAACGGACGAAATCGGCGTCGACACGGAAGAATATTGCACCGAACCGTTTCAATTGAATCATTGTTTGAATTCTTCCGTATTATTAGAAGGCGTTTACCCGGCTTCAACGTTAGATTGTTTCGGCTATTTTTACGGCGCGCCGGTTTGGTCGGTTGGAACGGCGTTCACCTATCGAAACCGCTACCGTGTACGCGGCGCGCTTGAATTGGAATCAATCGAAGTTGAAAAAACCGTTGTCACGCGTTATTTACAAGCGACCAAATCTTCGACTTGCGAAAATTATTCACTTGCGACGTATGGTTTGCCGGAAAGAATTGTCAAATTGATCGCGAACATATTGGCCGCGCGCGATCTCTATGCAAATAATAAACTTTATCAATTAGAAGGCGCGGTCGAAAAGAACAACGAAAGCGGCAATCAATGGTTTTTGGAAACCGATTTGAAGCGCTGCGATTGTTTTCCGGACTTTAGTTGCGAATAAAAAAGAAAAAAATGATCGAAATTGAAAAATATCACGCCGAATTTTTAAGTTTTCCGGAAATGGAAATCAAAAGAAAATGGAACCAGGTCAAAGATGAAATGTTTGTCCACACACGCGGCGCGATTCCGGAAAAGTTATTGAACACAAGGCGACCAAATGAAGCCGAAGAAGTATTCGAATATAGGTTGAACGCTTACGAACCTATCACAAAAGGCGCAATGAACAAGGCGATCGACAAATTGTTTCGAATGTTTCAATCGGCGAATTATTCGATCAAGGTTTCCGATTCATTGGACGAATATCTTTCCGAAGAAACATTCAAAGGCGAACATTTTATCGGCTTCGTTCAAAAGTACGTTTTGCGGTCCATGATCGAAGATCCGAACGGCGTTCTTGCCTGGATTCCGACCGGCGAAGGATTGGACGATCCTTCGATCAAGATCGAAGTTGTCGCCGAACAAATTTGCAGCGATCAAATACACTATATTTCGAAAGACGTCTTCACCTGGAAAGATGAAAAAAGGAAGTCGAAAATTCGCGTCGGCGGCGTTGAATCCTGGACCGGCGATATATATCGAACATTGACAAAAGACGGATATTTCGAACACGTTCAACGCGGCAATTCCGGCGATCGCGTTTTTGACTTGGTAGAAGTTTATTATCACAATATCGGTTCAATTCCGGCGATCGTTTACGGCGGCGATCCGACACCGGAAGACTATTTCGAAAGCTACTTTTCGCCGTTTGTGCCTTTCGGCAACGAAGCCATTAGGCAGTATTCCGATTGGCAGGGCGTCATGACAATGTCCGCTTTTCCATATCGCGAAGAAGTCGCGGAAAGTTGCACCGCTAAAGGTTGCCGCGACGGAATCGTTTTTGATCATGAAAAAGAAGATCACGTTCATTGTGACACTTGCAAGGGAACCGGACAAATCTTCGCGCGCGGTCCTTACGGCGTTTTTGTAAGGTCCAAAGGATCCAACGTATTTGACAACGGCGGCGGCGATCCTGGTCCGCTTGTTCGCTTCGTATCGCCGCCGGTTGATATAATCAAATATAGCGGCGAAGCATGGGAAACACTTCTTCGCAAGGCCGAAGATTCGCTTCACTTGGTTTTTACCGACGAAAGTCAATCCGGCAAAGCGAAGGAAATCGACCGCGAAGAATCGGACGCAATGATCACGAAGATTTCAAACAATGTCTTCGATGAAATTATCTTCAAATCTTTGGTCTATTTGGAAAAATACCGTGAAATCAATGATCCGGCGGAACCGCTTGTGATCAAGCCGATTTCCTTCCGGACCAAAACCGAAGAAGGATTGATCGAAGAAATCAATCAATTGTCCGACAAGAACGCGCCGGTCGCCTTCCAGGTAGAAGCGGCGAAGGATCTTGCAAAAAAGCGTTTTAGCGGAAATAAAGCAATATCGCGCATGGTTGAAGTATTGGTCGCCTTCGATCCTATTTATCACGTTAAAACGTCGGACAAAGCGATTCTTCTTGCCAATGGAACAATTAAGAAACAAGACATTGTCAAATCGTTGTTTGCCTATAAGGTATTAAACGAAATTATTTCCGCCGAAGGAACTGAATTTTTAGAAAATTCGTTGAACGTGATCTTTGCAAGAATGGAAGAAGGTTTAATTTCCTTTTACGATCAAGCGCCTTCGATCAGCATTGAAGAAGAAAGAAAACTTGAAGCACAAAGCAAAATTCGCGGTTCCGTTGGCGGCGTTCAAGGAATTATCGAAATCAACAAAGCGGTTGCCGAAGGCGCAATGACCGAAGAAGCCGGCGAAACGATTCTTCAATCCATTTACGGAATTGATTTCGCAACGGCGGCGAAAATGGTTGAATCCGGAACCGGACCACAAGAAACACTTTAATAAATGGCCTTAGATCCTTCGATTATTCGTCTATTGAAGAAGAACGCTTCGACGATCACAAAGGCCGAAGAAGCGATCTTGAAAGGTCTTCCAGGTTACGAAAAGCAGATCTTCAAAGCGGTTAAAGATCACTTGTCGAAATTCAACAAGACCGGCGGCAAATTTGATTTTGACGAAACGAACGTCAATCTTGTGAATGAAATTGATCAAATCATGATCGACACGCTTCAAGGATCAACCTATCCGGACCAGGTTTCAAAATACCTTCAAAACTTCGACACGGTCACGGAATTGAATTCGCAAATTCATTCAAAATTGAACGGAATTGATCCGGACGAACTTCGCGACCTGGTCGATCCGGCAAAGCAACATTTCGCCGAAGAAACATTGAACGGTTTAACCGGCGCCGGAATGGACGCCGAATTCGTTGATCCGGTCCGACAAGAATTGTTCAAAAACATTGTCGCCGGCGCAAATTCGACCGAAGTTGAACAAGCGCTTCGAAACATGATCGAAGGCGACGCGGCGCGTCTTGGCGGCCTGGAACGATACGTCGGTCAAGTCACACGCGACGCGCTGAATCAATACGACGGAACCGTCAACGCCCGGATTGCCAACGAATTCGGCCTTGACGCGTTTCAATACGTCGGATCCTTGATCGACGATTCGCGTTCACAATGTCGAAAGTGGGTTTCAATGGAAGTATTATTGAAAGAAGATCTTCCGACCTTGATTTCGTCCGCTTATAGCAACGGACAAGGAATGATTCCGGGAACGAATTCGGATAATTTTGCGGTTTATCGCGGCGGCTACAATTGCCGACACCAGGCAATACCGTTCAAAATGACAAAGCGCGAAAAGGACCGCTTGAAAAAAGACCAGGACAAAACGGTCCAGGAAGCCAACGAAGCCGACACGCCGACACGCGAACAATTACTCGCTTCGGAAACGCGCGCACAAAGAGAATTAAATTTGACCTATGGAAAGTCGTCTTTGACGCCGAAAAATTTGATCGGAAACAAAATTCCGGATCAAGTTTTCATTTTGTCGGATGACGGCAAAGCAATAATTCCGGCCGCAACGGTCAAGAAAGGATCCTTTTATTCAAACCAGGACAAGACCGTCCGCGTAACCTTGAAATCACAAAGATATAAAGACTCAATATTGAACCAAAACAAAGTTATTATTCACGAATACGCGCACCGCGCACACTTTGAAAATGATCAAATAAATTATGTTTCCTTGCGACCTGGTCAGAATAACGCAAGCACAACCGCGTTCAATGAATCAAAAAAAATGGTTTCGCGCGAATTAGCTAAAAACAAAAAATTTCGCGTTGAAATGCAAAAAGATCCAATTTCAACCGGAAGAAAATTGTTGAACGATCCGTCAATCAAGGGTCTTGATCCGCGCGTCTTTGACTATTCGGATCTTGAAAGAAAATATTTCGAAAAGTATAAGGATATTTTTACACAAAAGGAAATTAACGAAATGGTCGGAAGTTATGCGGACACGATCGCGGCGTTGACGCGCGGCCGCGTCGGTTGGGGCCACGAAAAAAGTTATTTCAATTGGAGTAAAGGCGCCATGTGCCCGATGGAATGGTACGCGCACGCGTCCGAAAACTACTTTCAAGGGAACGTCGTTTTCAAAAGTGAATTTCCGGAATTGTTCGAACAAATGCAAGACTATTTTTCCGAAGAAGTGATCAAGAAAAACAAACGATTAAAAAAATATTTGAAACCGGATATTGTTTCAAATAAAAATATTTTTTCGACAACCTTAAAACAAGCCGAACAGAATGAAATTGAATTCATTCAATCTTTAACGTCGAAACAAAAAAATATAATTACGGAATTTACAACTTCAAGTTACGTAGAAGTGAACGCATATCTTCGCGGCCGGCCTGGATTTGAAGATTTGGCACAAAACAAAGAATTTTTAAAATATGTTGAAAATTTAGACAAATTAATCAAGGACGCGCCAAAGTATAAAGGAAAGTCAAAAAGATATATCAACTTTGACGATCGAAGAAGATTTGAAGATTTTTTGTCACAAATACAAGGAAAAAAGACCTTCAAAGAAAAAGGATTCATGTCGACTTCGATCGGAAGCGACACAATTGAAAGATTCGCCGACGGAAAATATCGAATAAAAGTTGAAGTTGAAGGCGAAAACGGCGTTTTAATCAAAGAACTTTCAATCAATCCGGAAGACAATGAAGTTTTATTTCCAAAAGGAACGAATTTTGAAATTTTGGAATTCAAAAAAGTTTTTGACGACGAATTTCAAGATTCGGCGGAATATATTTTGAAATTAAAAGAAAAAACATGATTCAAACACAATTCGAAGAAACAATCACGAAATACATGAAGGCGAATCCAGGCGGCGAAAATCCGTTCAACGTTCGCGGCCTTTATACGGACGAACAAATCATGAATTTGATCGTTCAAGTTGATTTCCAACAAATCGAATTTATAGACATGGCCGACGAAGACGGAAATTTGATTCCGGATTTGACACTTCCTTTTGTGGACGGCGAACCGGTCAAAGGTTACGAACCGCCCGAAGGAACGCAAAAGGCCGAAGATATTTGAAGAAGAAAATTTTTGTAACTTTGTGAAAACTTAAAAAATGCAGAAAGTCAAAGTTTTGAACATAAAGACCGGCCGGATCTCTTCGATTCCTTTGAGAACTTACGAAGGATTAATCAAGGCCGGCAAAAAAAAGGATTACGATCTTCTTGACGAAATCAAGAAACCAAATGTCAAAAAAGACGTTCAAGTCAATGAAGAACCGAACGACGAAATTCCGGTTGTTGACACCAACAAGGACGGAAAAAGATCCGCCGCCGAATTGATCGAAGCAATCGACCAGGCAGAAAGCAAAAAAGCGGTTGACGTATTGATCGACGGCGAATCAAGAAAGACGGTTTTGAAGGCCGCGCAAAAAAGAAAAACAGAATTGAAATAACAAAATCGACATAATGAACGAATTGATCAAAGACTTCTTGAACAAGATCGGCGTTTCGAAAGAAACGATTTCCGCAATTTCGGCCGAAGAACCGGCCGAAGATCTAAACGTTGACGAACTGGTGAAAGGTTTCGTCACGAATCAAAAGTCACTTTCCGCAAATGATCCGGAATTGATCAAGCAAATTCGCGACGAAGTACGCGGAACCGAACTTTCGAAGATCGAACACAAGATCAAGAAAACCTTCGCTTTGTCGGCCGACGACATGCGCGACAAAAAATTCGAAGAAATTCTTGACGTTGCTTCCGAAAAGGTCCGCAAGGAAGCCGGATCAACGTCCGAAGAACTTCAAGAAAAGATCTTGCAATTGAATAAGGCGGTCAAGCAATATGAAGACGAAATTCTTCCGGCCGAACGAAGCAAAGCACAAAATGAAATTAAGCGCTTCCGGCGCGATTTGGCGCTTCGTGACGTCCTATCAAGCAAAAACTTGATTGTCGGATCGGAAGTAATTCTTCCGGCCTTAAACAAGCACTTGAACGAATACGTGATCGACTTAGAAGATTCAACGAATCAACTAACGATCAAAACAAAAGACGGTTTGAAGCCGTTAAATAGTGACGGAACGAAGGCGTTGTCTTTCGAAGAAATCATTGACGGACAATTGAAGTCAATGAATGTCGTCAAACAGTCGAACGGCGATCCAGGACAACCAGGATCACCAAAGCCGACACCGGCGCCGGATCCTTCACCGCAAGCAAAATTCAATTTGCGCGGAATGGAAAAGGCGACAAAGAACGCGACCGATCTTGCAGAAATGCGAAGACACGGTTTGCCGAAATAAAATATTTGGGAACGGCGGTTCCGAAATCACGCAATCCGGCGATTCGCTTCGCACAAAAGCGATAATTCATTAATTTATTTATAATTAAAATTTATCTATCATGGCCTATACAGAAGGTTTGTGTCAAAAATTACAAACGACACTAAATAGAACCGCCGGACAAAATGCGCCGGCACTAAAACGCGACCGCGTCGGATATATGGAAGCACTTCTTTCGGAAGCAAATCTTTCCGGCGTCGAAATGATTCCGGTTCCAACGAACGGAAAAAAACGAATGGTTCAAATTGACTATTATCAACGCGGCGTCAATGCGGAAATCAACGGAACGACAAACGATTGTGTGACAACCGAAGAACCTGGACCGCTTGAAAAGATCGTGGATATTACCGACACCGTACAAAGCGCCGGTTTATTGTTCAACGAAAGCGAAATGCGGAAATTGTGCGAAGCCGACGACGTTTGGATCTCCAATGTTTTAATGGGCCAAATGAACGCGGTCAACGTTACGTTGAATCAGCACTTGTTAGGTTTACAAGCGACTAATTTCGGTAACTTCGAAGACGGAACCGCGTTGAAAACGGTTAAATTGTTTGAAGACACAACGAACGCTTCGCGCGGAATCGCGACGGCTCAGATCCGACACGAATATGACAAAGCGGCCGCAAGCGGCGCGCCTATCATGGTAGGCGGCGGAAACCTGGATTTGTTCGCGAAGGTGAATCAAATCGCTTGTTGTAACGACGTAGGCGTTGACATGGCACGTTGGACCGATTATCAATATTATTACGACCGCTTTGTTGAAGGCGCGATCGGCGCAAACGAATTTATCGTTTTAGCACCTGGCGCGGTTCAACTTGTTACCTGGAACGAATATCTTGGCGACTACGCAAAAGCAAACGACGTATTTGAACACGGAACAATCACCGATCCGTTCACCGGTTTGACTTACGATCTGAAGATTCACTATGATGATTGTGCGGACGCTTGGTCAATTAAATTTTACGTTCATTTTGCACTGGAATTCATTCCTTCGAACGCGTTCAACGCGGCCGACGATCTTTCCGGTGTAAATTACACTTTCAATTGGTCAGATTGTTCAACAATTGTTGCTTGTCCGTAATTATTAATAACCTTTAAAAATTTGAAATTATGGCAATTTGTCCTTCAGCATGCGCGCCAACTTTACCGGTAACATATTCCGGCGGTTGCGGCATAATTAGCAGACCAGGCGGAATCAAAAAATTCGCCTTTATTAAATGCGACTACACGTTCACGGACATTACAGATCCGGCGGAATGGACGACGGCGATCACCGCCGGCGACATTGTCGGAAGTGGTCTTGTATTAGCACAAAAACCGAAAGGATCCTTCACGAAAAAGCGAATTGCTTCTTGTGAACCGGAAGCCGTTGTCGGCGCGGAAAAGTCAATCACTTTTCAAGATTATAACACGGACACGGTCACGCCTGGCGGATCGTTGGCGTATGATTTTTGGAACGCGATCTTGACACAACCGCAAAATTATTTGTTTTCGTATTACACTTGTGATCAACACGTTTACGGCCCGGTGACGGACTTTCAAATCGAAATTGACGAAGTGATCGAAGACAATGACACCGGAAACACGTTTTTCGACGGAACAATCACTTGGAATGATATTCTAATGAATGTACCGGCGTCCGTAGATCTTGACGGAATATTGTAATAAAATACATTGTTAATCTAAAAGGCCGGCGACCGAAGCAATTCGAACGCCGGCTTTTTTTTGTATTTTTATAAAAAAAAATTACAATGATTCGAAACGAAAACTTGTTGAACAAAAGCGACTTGAAATTCAAATCAGTTATTAATTATTTGGATTACAACGTCGGATCAATGTTCGACCTTCAAATCTTGGTTGCCGCTTCATTAGAAGATAAACTTGAACCGAACTTGATTCAAGGCGGAAAATTGGCCGAAGTCAACCAGGCAAGAACCAAAGCCGGCCTTCACGAAATCGGAATCAATCAAAACGAAAAGATCGTCGCGGACGATTGGAAAGATTTGATCCAGGCGAACGCCGGCGTTGTGCTTGTATTTTTGAACGGTTGGCGAAGAATGAAGTTGAATCAAACGATTGAAGCGTCTATTGAAGCAACGATCGAAAGATTCGGGTTCATAAAGGCGGACAAATTAGAAGGCGTTAAAGGCGATTATTTGTTTTTATATAGTGAAGACGTCAAGCCGAAGAAGAAAGCGGCTAAAAAAGCGCCTAAAGCGGCAAAGAAGGCCGAAGAAGAACCGCAAGAAGAACCACAAAACGAAGAAAGTTGATTCATTGGTTGATTGATAACGGTCACGGCGGCGTCAATCCGTTGGATTGTGAACCGGTAACGCCTGGAAAACGTTCACCGGAATTTCCTTCGGGAACGGAATATCAAGGTCAAGTCTTTATTGAAGGCGTTCGCAATCGCGCCGTTGTCAATTATTTGACCTTGTTGTTGACCGAAGCCGGAATCATGTTCACGAATATCGTTGATACATGGGAAGACGTTCCATTGAAAGACCGCGTTGTTTTGGCGAATCGGATTGCCGAAATTGAAAAGAAAAACGGCGTCAATTGTGTTTACTTGTCCGTTCATCATGACGCCTACGGCGGCGATTGGAATTCCGCGAACGGAACGTCGGCACATTATTACCCTACTTCAACGATTGGCGAAAATATCGCCGAAATATTCAACGAAGAAATCGTCAAATCGACGGATCTTCGAAAGCGCGGCGCGAAGGATTCCGATTTCTATGTTCTAAGAAAGACGACTTGTCCGGCCGTATTGACCGAAAACGGCTTCATGACAAATCTTGAAGACGCTTGTTTCGCAATGTCGGAAGAAGGATCGCAATCAATAGCAAAAGGACACTTTGAAGCGATCAAAAGAATTCAACAAAATTTTAAAACGTTAGCGACATGATATGTCTTGAAAACCTGGTCGGAATAAAATGTTCCGGAACAACGTCAACTTCCGGCCTTTACGTTGAAGACCTGGAAGGAATAAACTTGAAAATGGCGTCCGGAATCGCTGACAACCGATATATTTCCGGCCTTCAATTGATCCAGGCAAAACGCGACTTTGCCGCAAAAGGAATCTTGAACGATTTACAAGGCGCTTTTTTGCCGTTCTTCCGGATCAATTCTTTGATCGACGAAATCAAAGTCGGACATTTTAAAACGTCCTATTTAACGCAAAGCGCAACCGAACGCGGCGTCAAGATCAAATCAAGGAATTC